CTTGCCGGAGCGGATCAGCTCGACCCGCTCGCTGTCGGAGATCGTCTTAGCGGGGACCTTCATGCCCTCCTGGAGAGCCTTGAGCCGGTCGGCCAGGATGGCCTTCACTCGGGTGGCGGCGTAGTTGCGCTGTGTGGCGTTCATAGGTTCCTCGGGGTTGCTGGTGGTGCTGCCGCTGGGCGCTCAGGGCCCAGGCCAGCCATTCGCCGTCCAGGCCCCTCACGGGGCGCAGGAGAAGCACGACATCCCGGCCACCAGGGCGAGGACGTAGAGGGTGCAGAAGGCCACCACGCACGCCGCGAAGATGCGATCCTTGCGGATGTCCTTCGGGCGGCGCAGCGGGTGGACCCACACGGGGTCGATGATGTCCATGCCGGCCATCGAAAAGCCGAACCCTGCGGTGCTGTCCGAGGGGTGCTGGATGCCGAGCATCTGGAGCGTAGCGCGCGCCATCACCAAATCTCCCGCACGTCACGGGCGGTGTCGCGGAGCACGTCACGGATGAAGCCGGCGATCTCCCGGTAGTTCACGGCCGGGACGAGGATGGGGATTAGCAGGAGCACGGCGATGATTGCGGCGCGGCGGAGGTAGGGGTTGCGGATGTCCTCGATCATCAGGCGGCCTTCTTGCGGTCGCCAAAGCGGTTGCGGGTGACGAGCCTGTAGCTGCCGTAGGTGGTCCCGTGGATGTCCTCCTTGAGGTCGCACACGATGTTGTGGCCGTCCTTCTTCAGGCGGTGGATCAGGTCCGCGAGGCGGGTTCCAAAGCCGAGCACGAGGGCTTCGGCCTGGGTGATGGACTTGCCCTGAAGCAGGAGGGCGAGCACGCCCGCCTTCTTGGAGGGCCGTGGAGCAGTGATCATGTTCTCTTTCCCAGGTGTCGGGGTGCGTAAAGACGCGCAAAGAAAAGCCCCCGGCCTCGTCATGAGGGACCGGGGGCGGCGGAGGCTGGCTAGTGACTAGCCGAGCGGGATGTCAGGCGACGTACTTGCCACCCGGCAGCTTCATCGAAGCGGCCCAGGGGATGGCATTGAAGCAGGGACAGTCCTTCTTCACGGCCGGGAAGTCGCGGTGGCCGAGAACCTTGGCGTTCGGGTGGCGCGTCAGGATGTCGGAGATCAGGGCCACGGTGGCGGCCTTCTGGGGGTCCGTGCGGGTGTCCTTCGCCTTGAGCTGGGCATCAACGCCGCCCACGTAGGAGATGCCGATGGAGTTGGAGTTGTGGCCCTCGACATGGGCGCCGATCACGTCCTCGGGGCGGCCCGCTTCGATGGTGCCGTCCAGGCAGACGATGTAGTGGTAGCCGATGGTCACGAAGCCGCGGACCCGGTGCATCTTGTCGATGTCCTTGGCGTGCTCCTCACGGCCCTCGGGGGTCGCGGTGCAGTGCAGGACGATGTAGTCGGTGGCCTTGCGGGGCGAGTGGGCCGGGTGGCGGATGGGGGCCGTGGCGGCCAGTTCGGATGTGAAGCCGGGGATCATTTCTGGGTTCCGTGTAGGGCCGCGAGGGCGGCGATGCTGCGCTGGTTGGGAGCCTCCTTGAGCCACGCCGGAGGAATGAGCCCCTTGGCGTAGAGGTAGCCGTGCTTCTCGCACCACATGGCGTAGGTGGTGGTGGAAGTCTTGGTGATGCGCTGGTTGGGGTTGGAGAAGACGAACCGGATGTCGATGTCCGGGTGCTGCTTCTTCACGAGGAGCTGCTTCTGTCGGTCGTCGGGCATGAACCTGCCCTTGCTCTCGACCACCACCCCGTTCTTCAGCACGAAGTCGGGGCAGTATTTGTGCGGGGTGGGCGGGGTGACGTAGGGGACCTTGTGCTTCTCGAACTCGAAGGGAACGCCGGCAGCACGGAGCTGCGCGGCGATCTTCTCCTCCAGGCCGGAGCGGTAGCCCTCCTTCAGTCCCCGCTCCTCGGCCGTCATGGCGACCGGCTTGCGGACTGGGGGCACGGGCTTAGAAGTCCTCGTTGCCCGCGTCGGTGTCGGAGCTGGCCTGCTCGGTGGTGCCGCCCGTCTCGTCAGCGAACGTGTTGTCGTCGCCCGCCTCGAAGCCGTCCTCCTCACCGAAGCCGAAGCCCTTGGCGTCCTTGGCGGAGCCGTTCGACAGTTCGATGAGCTGGACAGCCTTGAGCTTCATCGAGAGGCCAGCCGCCGCCGTGCCGGGGATGAAGTAGCCGCCTTCCACGATCTCGAAGCTGATCTTGCCGATGGTGCCGCCCCAGATGGTCGGGGGATTGGCCAGGGCCTTGCCCTTGGCGTCGAAGATGGCCGGCTTGGCGGTCCACTTCTTACCGGCGCGAGGACCCTTCTTCACCTCGCCGCTCGCCTTCATGGCGAACTTGAACTCGATCTCGCCGGTGGGCTCCTCGGTCTCCTTGTCGTAGAGCGTCGTGAACAGGTCGTTGGGCTTCACGGAGCCCAGCTTCTTGCGGACATCGACCTTGAGCTTCTTGAACTCCTCCTCGGCGTTGGCCAGGGCGGCCTTGTAGTGGGGCTCCAGGAGCTTGAGGAAGGCTGTGACGGCAGGGTCCGACAGGGCGCCGCGAAGGCGGACCTGATACTCGCCTTCCGGCTTGGGGAACTTCTCGTTGCCGTAGTCCGGCTCGTTCAGCTTGGGCCACACGAAGGGGAGCTTCGGGGTGGCGAGGGTGATGATCTTGCGCTTCTGGTCGGCCATGATGGCCCTTTCTGTGCTGCTAGGTAGGGGAGGTCTGGACGTGCTTAGGGGGCGTGCTGGCGCTCCAGGGCGGACACGTCCACGCCGTAGCGCATCAGCTCGGCCATGAGCGTCAGGGTGATCGGGAGGCCACGCTCGAAGCGCGCCACGGCACGCCGGATGGCGTGTTCCTTCGGGGTCATGTCGGGGGTTCTCTCTCAGGGGGAACCGGGCGGCCCCCGAGAGGCGCCGTCCGTATTCTTATAGGTGGGGGTAATTGGAACCTCTCCGCGGTAGGGGAGTTCTATGCAAAGAAGAACGGGCTATCGAGCACCAGAGACAGGTCCAGGTTGCCGTGTGCCGGCATCTCGGGCAGCTCTGTGCCCTCAGGGAGCATCGCCAACAAGTCTTCGGCGAAGTCCTTGAGCACGTCGCGTTCGCTATACATCGCCACGAACTCCTCGCGGAGGCTAGTGGCTAGAACCTGGGCGTTGCCCGCATGTGTGCCGTAGCTGTCGTGGATCATGGAGAAGGACCGGATGCCGGCCTCGTGGGAAGCTACGGTGGTCCGCATCAGGTGCGCGGCGTCCAGGCTGTGAACCCAGTTCGGCGCGATACCGGACGCTTGGCGGCGCCCGTCGATCTTCTCCTTGTCCTCGGTCAGCTTGAGGCGGATGCGGACCTTCTCGAAGGTCATCTCGACATCCTTGGCGTCCGACACGCGGTAAGCCTGAGACACCATGAGGCCGCAGGGGGTGCGCCAGTTGACCGGGATGCCGGCCCGCGATGCCGCACGGCTGGCCTCCTGGAGCCAGTCCATGGCGGCCCGCGCCGCAATGACCACCTGTCCGGTGCAGGCCCAGATGAGCTTGCCCATATACTCGGCGGCCTTCCACCCGGAGCCGGCCCACGGGAACGCCTCGCCGCTCGCCTTCCACGGCAGAACCGTGTCCTCGAAGACTTGCTGCTTGAACCCGTACTCACGGGCGCCGTAGGCCAGCGTCATCACCGGGCGCTTGCAGACCTTCCGGTTCACCTTGCCCAGCCAGCCGAGGGCGATGGCGGCCTTCTCCGCATCGTCACCCATGGCGTCCAGCTCGACCATCTTGGCCACCAGTTCGGCCACCTTCGCGTAGATGTCGCTCGGGAGGTCGCCGGGGATCAGGTTCACGGCAGCGCCGCCCACCTCGTCCCGGAGGATCGCGGAGAAGTTCTGGAGGCCGTTGCAGGTCCCGTCCATCTGGACCGGGAGCGAGGACTCGTAGCCGAACCCCTCGCGCCGGTAGCCGGCCCAGTCGATGCAGAACGCGAGGGCCTGCCAGGGCTTCTCCGCGGTGGTCCAGAACGTCTCCTCCATAGGAGAGGTCCCGGCACGGCAAAGCTCCGCATCGTGGGCCATCACCCATGCCCTGCGATCCTCCATCGACACCTTGTCCACCCCCCAGAGGCCCGCCCCGTGGACCGCGAGCCACAGCTCGGCGTCCTCGTCGTAGATCGGCACGGACTTGGAGAACGTCAGGAGGCCGCGCGCCGCGTCGTTGCCCTGCGGGTGCAGATACAGCGGCACGGGGTAGATGCGGCCCCGGAAGTCGAGCTGGTAGGGAAAGTAGAAGGGCGCGTCGGAGAACTTGTCCGCCACCCACATCATGCGGGAGAAGGACGCCCGCTTGCAGGCCGCCAGGGCCTTGTTGTCGTGGGCCAGCGCGGTCTCCTGCTTCCACGCCTTGAACTCGGCCTGCTGCTCCTCGGACATCTCCTCCTTCTGCATCCCCTCGGTCAGCCAAAGCGGCTTCGCGGGCAGCTCCACGTCATCCTTGTCCTCGGGCAGGACCCCGAAGGTCGTGCCGCGATCCCACATCTCCTTCATCGTGGCGAAGACGCCGGGGTTGATCTCCCA